CTTGGTGAAGCGATGAGAGGCCACGGCCACAGCGACCACTACCTGCGACTAAGGCGTAGCTATCTTGGCGAACTCCAGTGGACGATGGTAAGCGAGTGGGATATTCCAGACGGCGGTCGTCTGCGCCGAACAATGCACCGGACAAGCGTGACCACAGACTGGCGCCACGCGCGACGATGGGCCAAGAAGTACGGCGTCGAGTTTCCGACAGAACCAGAGGAGATCCGCTAATGGTGTCACCAGCCATGCACGCGATTCGGGCACGAGCGAAGGCGCAACGAGCGCAGGACAGAGCATTGAAGGCTCTCTCCGCAGTCGATGCATACGTCGGCCAAACCGCAACAACAGAAGCATGGGCATCGGCCAACGGCCACATCGAGGCAATCAAGCGGATCATCAAGGAGCAGGCAGCATGAAGAACAGAGCCGCCGTCTCCCTCGGACGTAAAGGCGGGAAAGCCAAGAGCGAGGCCAAGGCTGCCGCCGCTCGATTGAACGGGCAGAAGGGCGGAAGACCTCCGTCTATCCAGACTGAGTACCGATGCCATATCTGCGGAGCCACAGCTCGGTCCTCGGCGCAGGTATGGTGCTCGTGCCTCGGTGTTGCCACGCCGACACGCATGACGGCCAGCTCCGTGGACCGTGCGGTACGAGCCGCGTTCTCTCGCTTCGGAATCCGGCCCAAGGAGTAACGTCCTCATGCCGCCACCTGTTGCGCCAGCGTCTCATGCAACGGCTGCCGTGTAAAGGCCGTCAATGCCGTTTCGCGCGTGCAGTTGACAATAGGGATGCCGAGGTGCTTCAGCGGCTCGACGAGATCATTGAACGCCCGCGCCATCAGTTCATACGGCGAGGCGTTCGACAGGCCGTCTGGATGCTTCCCGAAGAAGTGGTTGCGCCGGTTCGCATCTCGCTGCATGTCGTACCCCAGTAGCAGGATCCGTGAGGCGCCCATGAGCACGGCCAGGTTGATCGCCTGATAGCCTGAGTTCGATCCGCCAGCCAGTCCTAGGCAGAGCCGATCCGGTTGCAAGGACAAGCCGCGATAGCCCGCATGGCGCAAGCGCTTCACGCCTTGGAATTGCACGCCATCGGCAATCTTGGCAGGGCTGACCACGGTGTACTTCTCGCCGGCGAACGCCAGCGCGTCCTTGTGTGTCTGCCACCACGCGGCATCTGCGGCATAGAGCACATCGGCCCCCGGTGCCCACGCATACGCGTCGTTGATGGCGATGACCTTGGCCTGACCCTTGACGGATGCCACGTCGTCCTTGGTCAGACTCGGCCCTGTCCCAATGCAGACCACGGGCTGACCCTCGAACGACCGGCTTACGGTGTCCAGAATGACGTCAGGCGTGCGCGCGTGGGTCATTTGCCATTTTTCCCATCAGCGCCACGTTTGACGGCGAGCTGCCAACCGTCAGACCCGTCACCAGGTTTCATGGAGGTCGTCGTTTTCGCGATCCACAGGGAGCCGGCCCACGTCACGCCGTCACCCTTCTCGTACTGCTTGGGGGTCCAGACGCCGTGGTACTCAAACCGAGGCACCTGGAACACGCCGAATGTCTTGGAGCGGTCGCCGCGGATGAACTTCAGGGTGAATCCGCCATGCCCGTCGTGCTCGACGTGGACGTCATCGAAGCCGAGGCCGTCCTTGCCGTCGGTCCCGTCGATGCCCTTCTCGCCGGTCAGCCCCGGCACGCCTGGCAAGCCATCTCGCCCATCCTTGCCGTTTGCCCCGTCGTGGCCTGGGGCGCCGTCCTTGGCCGCAGGAATGGCCGCAACAGCCTTGGCTACCGACGCCTCAACCAGTGGGGCCACGTCGTCCAGCGTCACGCTGGAGCCGTCCTTGCCGTCTTTCCCGTCGATGCCGTCTCGCCCATCCTTGCCGTCGACGCCATCTCGCCCGTCAGCGCCATCTTTCCCGTTCAGGCCATCGGCGCCGTCCTTGCCTTGCAGTCCCTGCGCTCCGTCCTTGCCCTGGAGACCTTCGGCGCCATCTTTCCCGTCGAGACCAGGAGCCCCGTCTTTGCCCTGCAGCCCGTCAGCCCCATCCTTGCCAGCCAGGCCGTCTGCCCCGTCTTTGGGAGTTGGCAGGGCCAGGAATGCTTTCGTCACAGCTACCGTGACAAGCGGCTCGACATCGGCCGCTGTTAGGCTGACGCCATCCTTGCCTGCTGGCCCGACTGGACCGATCTCGCCGTCCTTGCCGTGAATAGGCTCACGGGCCTCGATGGCCTTCAGGCGTGCGGCAATTGGGCTGACGATCTCCTTAATTGTGGAGACCACGACGTCCGCCATCTGGTCGACGTTAAATGGCATAATTGCCTTGGGCATGATCGATGAACTGAAGCGGTGCAACGTCTGCGAATGCAGGAAGCCACGAACGGAGTTCGGCACTAGACGGGCGTCCCCAGATGGGCTTTCGTACACTTGTCGTCCATGCAACATTCAGAAGCTGACCAAGTGGAGACGAGCACACCCAAACGCCTACGCAGAGTGGTACCAAAACAACAAGGAACATAAAATAAACGAGTGGCGCAAGTGGCGCGCAGCCAATAGCGATCGCCATCGCCAAAATGAGAAGAGATGGGTATCTGAGAATCGACACCGCAAGCGGGAATTGGTCATGCGTCGTATGGCGATGAAACGCCAAGCCACGCCGACCTGGGCCAACTCGGAAGCCATCAAGGCCGTCTATCTGGAGGCGCTGAGACTCACAGAGCGGACTGGCGTCAAGCATGACGTCGATCACATCGTCCCCCTGAACAGTCCAATCGTCTGCGGGCTGCACGTCGAAGCCAACCTGCAAATCTTGACGAGCACCGCGAACAAGAAGAAGCGCAACCACCTCATGCCACTGCCGCCAATAGGCCAGCATCTGCAGCCTTACGACGAACCGCGTCCCTGAAGTCAGACAGTGTTTTCTGTGGATCAGGCTGCGTGGGATCTGCCTGTCCAACTGGTGCTGGCGTCATGGACGCAGGGGCTGGAGCCATCGAGTCCCGCTTGTTCAGCGCTTCCAAGCTGTAATACTGCTGTTGAAGGAAGATTTCGTCGCCGCCTGTCTTGGGCTCCAAGTTAAATCGAGCGCGTGCCTCGTTCACCGTGAAGATGCTGCCCTTGACGCCTGCCGAGGCCGTCTCCATCTGCGTCTTCGCGTCCATGCGCGCGAGTGCGTCCAGATCGAACTCGACGGACAGGTTGGTCGGGAGCTCCAGGCCCTCGTTCAGCAGGATCTCCATGTTCTCGATCGGGTTCTGCAATGCCTGCGTGTAGTACTGGAGGTTGATCGACTGGATGTCGGTGTACGGCGGCGGCGGCCCGATGCCCACCATGTACCCAGGCACATGGAAACAGGCGCAGACGTTCTCGGCCGTCCACTTCAACTGATCGATCAACTGCGCGTCCACGGCGGTCGAGGTCAGCGGCTCAAACTTCAACCCGTCTCCGAGCGCGGCCACCTTCCCGCGATTGTGTTCGCCCAAGTAGTACTCGTTGAAGTGGTCCTCGAGACGCTTGGCCGTCTCTGCGCTGATCACGCCTGGCGCCGTCAAGATGCCGCTCAACTGCAAGCCGTTGGCGAAGAAGTTCTCAGAGTTCTGCTGGATCTTCAGGCCCTGCATCGCGGCGAGGCCGCAGGCGTAAATGGGCGAGATGCCGCAGAGCGGGTGATACAACGGCACGCAAATGTCGTGGATGATCTCGCTGGCTGGGACGATCAGCGACGACTCCTGAATGCCTGAGAGATAATCCGTCGTCAACTGATAGAAGACCGCCCCATCCGGCGCCACGAGCACCTTGACCTTGGACGGGTCCAGCACGTAGAGCGCTACCACGTTCCCCTGATTCGTGCCGCCGCGATGGTTGCGCTCCTTGAGCACGTAGGTGTTGCCCCAGGATAGCTTCGACAGCATCCACGACTCGAAGAACTTCACGCGCGTTTGGAAGTGGTTCGGCTTCGCGAGCACGGGCGAATATGCGGGGTTGTCGACTTCCGTGCAGATGCCGTTCGCGTCTTCCTGCACCAGCTTGATCCACAGCTTCGCGATGTCCGCGGCGATCAGGGTCATGCAGGCCCAGACCGCGCCGTACGTCATCACGGTCTGCCGGTCTACGACCACATTCCGCTGCCAGGCGCCTGCGAAGGACTCGCGCACCAGTGGCCACCAACCACCCGTGCTGCGCCACGCGTCCGTCAGGCCCATCGGGGGAACAGCGTCCTTCCGACGAATCGTCAGGGAACCCTTGTCTCTGGTAATCGTGAGGCCGAAGAATGTCAAGCGATGACCTTCTTGCGACTGCGGCGACGCTTCACGACCTTCGGCGGGTCCGGGGGCAGCGCCTCAAGCACGGCTGCCATCAGCGGAGCCTCTTCTGCCCGAAGGTCTCGGCGGTGATAGGTGGGGAGTTGTTTGTCGAGGCTGACGTTGCCGGCCCGTGCTTCCACGGCGGCGTCGATCGGTATCATGGCCACGGGTTGGCCAGCGGTGATGTCTTGCCCGCAGTAGTAGAAGTCCCGCAACGCCAGGACGGTGACGGTCATACGCATCCTCAAACGCGAGGCGACGGACGGAGCCGAAGCCCCGCCCGTCGGATTGACTACCGCGGCTCGCTCTAGTACGGCGAACCGATGCTGCCCCAGTTGACGTCGTCCTGGAACGTGACGGCGTCCGACCGGAGCTTCTTCCAGTTGATCTCGCGTTCCGCGCGCAGCGCGATGCTGTTGGTCTGGAACATGGAGACCTGTGAGGCGCCCGTGCCGGACGTCGCGTCCTGGCTCGAAGAGTCCACCATTTCGATGGACGCCTCGCGGCTCGCATCCACGCTGACGGTCCCGTCGTCGGCCAGGGCAATGTTGCCCGCGCTGACGCAGATGACCACGTTGCCGTAAGAAGAGCCGAAGGCCGCGTACTGCGAGGTGATGACCGGAATCCCGGCCAGCGTCCCGCCCTGCGCCGTCATCCCCTTGAACGAGTCCTGGCCCAGCGAGTTCTGCATGAGCGAGAGGACCAGCGCCAGGGAGTTCGGCATGATGAGCACGAGATCCGATACGTCGTAGTTCGCCAGGAGAAACGGCGCCACGAGGTTCTGGACGTCGGTCAGGACGTTCGCCGCCGAGGTGCCGGCGCCAGACTTGGCCGTCACGCCGTTGGTGATCGACGCCGGATTGACGCCGCTTGAGACGGCCTTGTCCGGATCGATGAAGTCCCGATCCAGCCGCTCGATGACGGCCTTGGCCAGTTCATCGCGCACCAGCGTTTCCGCGCCGGGGAACGAGAACCGCGCGAGCTCCTCGGTGATCACGGCAATCGCCGCAATCTTCGTGAAGAGCAGCGTGGTCGAAGTGGTGTTGAACTTTGTCACCAGCTTCGGCTTGCCTTCTCCCACCCAGCCCGCCGACGCACCGGAGGTCTGCGACTGGATCTTGACGTTGAAGGGCACCCGCTTCAGGGACGGAATCGCGACGCCAGTGGCGGTCGTGGTCCCGAACTTCCCGACGATGGTACGGGGACGGAGGAACTCCAGGAACGCCGACTCCAGGACCGTGGCCTGCGCGAGCAGAGCGGCCGCGTAGTTGCTGTCCGTGGTCGTGCCACCGATGACCGCCGTCTTGGCGACCAGGTAGTTGTGGATGCGCTCGGCCGACGGATAGCGGCTCTTGGCGACCTGCAGCGGGGTGACGAAGTTGCCCTTCTGCATTTCGATATACGAGGCCGCCTTGCAGAGCACCATGCGCGCGAACTCGAGGTCGGCCGGGATGCTTTCCTTGACACCGACGACCGGTGTCGAGGG